TTCGTGTTACGCAATCGCTCTCTTTTCTTTTTCTCTTCATCATCCCAAGAGCCACCTGCGCCACCCATTGCTCCAAATGCCATAACCATCACCTATAATTCAATTAGACTTTAGATGAGTATGGCGGATATACTAAGTTTCTTAAAACCTTATAGGGGTGGGTGGGCCATGGAAGACGTTGTTGTTTATATGATTGGCTTGGCGAGTATCATCGTCACGATATCGGCACTTTGGTATTTATTTCAAACCGTTAGAATCATGTGGGGATACAGCTCCTTGCTGGCTATCACGGCAGTACTTTTTAGCCCGTTTGTCCATATATTTTTTTACTTTATGCCCAAAGATGTGTTTGGACCCTATGAGAAAGTAATGTTTAAGAGGTATTTTTTATCTATTGGCGCTATTTTTGTTCTAGGTATTCTAGCGGCTATCGTTGTACCCTCTATCGAAGAAAGCAGTAGCAATGATGTTGTTGGTGAAGTAGATTCAAGTGAACCGTGGGAATGGGATATACGCTCTGAGAATCAGGAAGAGTCCCTAGCGCTAGCTCAAACTGATTACGATGATGACAAAGCAGCACAACTGCATTATGAGGCTATCTACCAAGTTCACCCAGACATTGAAAGCCTAATGAATAGCTCTGATTTTGCAACATGGTCGCAAGATGGGTCGGTAGAAGATAGAGAAAATATTTCAAGAATTTTAAAGGAAGGTACAGCGGCAGAAGTCATATATATTTTTAGCGCCTTTAAAAAAGATTTAGAGAAACAAAGAGCCTATGAGTATCAGGTTAAACGAGACAACGCCCAAGCCATCGCTCAAATAGAGTATCAAGAAAAGCAAAATCGTGAACTTGAATCTTATAAAGCGCAAGCCCAAAGAGAACTTAGTCGTCAGCAAGAACAGCAACTATCAACTCAGGCAACTGTTCAATACTCTGCGTCTCAAGAACCTTCTAAAAGAAATCTAACCTATAGCGAAAGACAAGAGCGAGATAAATTAAAAGCTATTCTCAGTAAGCCCGTAAAAGGCTCTAATGGGGATCTAACCAGATCTCAAAGAGAAGCTTTAGTGGCTTTAGAAACTGGACAGCCAATGCCTTCTCATTCACAAAACACTGGTGGCGCAATGCCTGCATCAAGGCCTACTCCCAATAATATGGCAAGTTGCGATGGCGCTGGTTGCTGGGGTACAGACGGCACAAGATACAATAAGGGCGCTGGCGAGACTTACTTTCCATCTACGGGCGGGGTTTGCCAAAACATCGGCGGTCAGATGCAGTGTAATTAAACGCACTAGGTGTTAATTTTTGACAATATAAAGCCCCGCAATCATGCAGGGCTTTTGTTTTTGCGCTGGCTAGTAACTATAGTTATGACTGGTAGATTCGCTTTCACTATCACTCGAACCCACACTCGCGCTACCGCTGCCACTGATACTCGCTGACACATGCGCGGCACTCATAGCACCTGCTGCGAGCTGTGCGGTATATTGTCCAGTCGCCTTAGCAGCTTCAAGGGCAATACGTGCTTGCTCCTGCCCCTGACTGACCTTGGCATTGTACTCGCTCATCTGCATCTCAGCATAAGCCAGATTGGTGCGCGTATTCATATCGGCATAGCGGGATTGCATCTCACTGTCGGCAGTATTGGCAGCCACTTGTGCGCGCCAGCCATCGACTTGTGCGGTAAATACTTGCGTATTGTATTGCACCTCACTGAGTCCTGCTTGTAGCTCCGCCTTAAAGCCATCGACATCAGCAAGGTATGTGGTCACATAGGCGCGAGCCGCATCAATATTAATCTGCGCCTGCTTAACTTTGACATCACCCTTAGCGGCATAGCTTTGTACGCGACTGGCATAAGCTCTTACAGTGCTGTCGTAAATCTCAGCCTTGGCGGTTTCTGCTTTCACTTGACTATCAAAGGCATCAAACTTCACTTTCTGCGCGTCGTTCTGGGCTTTATAAGCATCGATATCACTGCTGTATATTCTTGCCTGCGTCTCACCAATACCAAGCTCGGCTTGCTTGGCTTTGATTTGCGCCTCAAAGCTGGCGATGGCAAGCTTATCAGCCTCGCCTTTTGCTACAGCTGCGCGTACATCGGTTTCATAGATGCCAGCCTCAGTCTGCATAATACCAGCTTTAATCGACTCGCCACGCAATGCTGCCTCAAACATTTCAAGTTTGGTTTTCTCGCCACCAAGCTTGGCATTATAAGCATCAATATCAATGCCGTAGATTTGAGCTTGCGTGCTTGCGACACCAAGCTTGGCTTGCTCGCCATCAATTTTCGCTTTATACATATCAAGCATAAGGCGCTGGCCTTCAAGCTTGCCACCATAAGCTTGGATTTCTTTGGCGTAGATATCCGCTCGCGTTTGCGCAATACTAATCTTCGCCTGTTGCCCACGCATCTCAGCATCATACTTTTCAAGCTTTAAGCGCTCAGCGCCAAGCTGTTCAGCATAGGCTTGCATGTCCGTTTTATAGACATCAAACTGTGCCTTGATGATATCGACACGCATCTGAACTACTGACATCTTGGTTTTAAAGACCTCGGCGTCAGCTTGAGCGCCTGCCAGTCTTGCTCGATACTCCTCTAGCTTTTGCTTGCTAACCTCGCCTTTTGCAAGCACCGCCTCAATCTCGAACTTACTGGCGTCAATAAACATGGCAAGCTTGTCTTTGTAAGTATTCACCAACTCCTTAAAGCCATCGGTTTGCGTCTTAAATAAAGTGTACTGGTATTCATAAACTCTGAAGCTTGCCTCGACGTTATACTTTGCCACCTCAAACAACCTTTCAACCAACTCTTTATGCCTATCATAAACTCGTTGCTCTAACGCCATACCTTGCTGAACCGCGAAGCGCAATGCGTCAATCTGCATCTTACTGGCTTCCATAAAGACATCGCGGTTTAAATCAGCGATACGCAGCTGCCCTTCCTGTCTTGCCACACTCACTTGCTTGGCAAGCATACCGCTCGGCATACTAAAACCGCGTGCTGCAAAAGTGTTATGTGCCTCTTGCACGCTGCGCTCAACCTCTTGACTGATACGTTCGCGCGGCTTGTTGAATAGCGCTTGCACTACCGGCTCAGGCAAGCCAAAGTTCTGTGGGTTCTTAAGCATATCTGCTGACTTTTCCATCAGCGCGTCAAACATTTCTGACTCGTAAGCATCCGGCTCTTCCCACCAACCCATCCAGTCAGGATTTTCTACATCGTACAATTCTATCTTAAGATCGTTGTAAGGATGGTCTGCTATCTCAAAACTATCTTCCGGCACTTCAAAATCAGGGATATCAAGCTCTGCAAGCTCGCCAAGCTCGGGCAGTTCAAAATCATAATCCTCTGTCATAGTTATATTAATATCAACATCCGGCCTCTCAGGACTGTTGAGTTTGTCAAACGCCTCAAGCGTCGGCAAGGTAATTGCGGTATCAAAATCAGGCTTGTCAGGGGCGTCAAGCGTCGGCAAGCTTGGCGCATCTGGCATGGTAACAGCAAGATTGATATCAGGGCGATCAGGGGTGGCCACTGATTCAACTGTTGGTAAATTAGGAATATCAATCGTGATGGTGGTTTGCTTGCGATCAGGAATATCGATTTGGTTAATCGTTGGCGCGTCAGGAAAGGCAACCGTGGTCACAATGTCAGGGCGTGCTGGCAAGTCTACCCGTTCAAGCGCTGGCGCTTGCGGCGGCGTGATGGATATCTCAGCTGGTGCTTCGGGTTCGGGGCCTAAGTCCGACACATCAAGATTGCTTAAAAACCTATCGATGTCCGTCATGTTAGGCATGGCAGGAATGGTTAGGCTGGCAGGGTCAAAGGTTGGGAAAGTACCGATATCATAGGTCGGCACCACTGCATCAGGTACTTGCGGCCTGATAGGTGCTGGTATATCAGCAATCGTGATGCCACCAATATCGCTTAGCGCCACTGATAGCTCATTGTTATAGCGTCTCGATAAGCTGTCTAGGTCTTTTATTTTCTCGACAACAACGTCCTTGGCTTGGAATATAAAATCTCCTGCGGCTCCTGCGTTATAACTTGGCATATCTATACTCTCCGACTGGTTGGTAAGTGCTCGATAGTCAGGTCATTGATATGCCCATGCGTACCGATCATGATTAATTCAAAAGCAAAGTGACGACCACGCAGGCCGCGACCAAAGATAAAGCGGCCATTGGTCAGCTCACTAGCAACTTCGTTTGGTAGCATGTAGGTGTATTGCTGATCGATACCCTTTTGGGTGCTTTGTACTGTCATGCTAGCGCTGCCATTTAATTCATACTCAAGATAGGCGCTTGCCGGGTGCGTGAGTTGGCCGCCACCTAAATCCATCTTGCCGGTCTTAACGATGGCTGTGACTGCATCTACTTCTTGGTCAAGACGATAGATGCCATCATCCGCCTCGCCGTATAGCACGCCATTGATAACCACTAAGCGATTATAATTGTAAGGATTGTAGCGGCTCATGGCCCAGCTATCGACGTTAGCCGTCCATGCTTGACCTTGCGCGCCGCCACTACTGAGTACGCTATCCTCAATCACTGCGCCATCGATAATCAATACCATGGCATAGAGCTTATCTATCACCTTGTCAGTGATAGCACTGCTATCCATGATGATAGCGTTTTGAATAATGCTATCGAGGACAGTATCACTTATAACTGCAGTATCAATTAGAGTGCCAGCCGCGCCAAACTTGCCCGTAGTCGTATCACCGATAGCTACATCATCAGTAATAATATCGGCACGATTGAATAGCAGCTTATCTACTATAGATAGGTTATCTGTTGACAAAGCTTTAACAGTGCGCTGCGTGAATGGCTGCCCATACACTAAGGCACTGTCTATAATAAGGATTGCGATACTGCCAGTAGCGCTATCGGTCGCGCCAGCGCTGTCAGTGATTAACTGTACCGCTTGCAGCTTATCGGCGGCGCTATCAGTAATAGACAGGCTATCAGTAATTAAGTCACGCTCAATCGCTGTGATACTATCTTTGGCGCGTGCGCTGTCAGTGACTAAGTGGGTGACAATACGCTGGCTGGTTGTGCTGTCAGATACTTGGGCGCTGTCCTTGGTGATCGAGCGCGTACTTCCAGTTATTAGATAATCTTTTATAACTGCGCTATCAGATTGCACAGCCAGTAAGCCATGCTGATATTGCTCGTTTGCTTTGGCGCTATCTGTGTGTAACTGACTTGCTGCCTTGGTGTCTGTTACTTGCTCAGATATTAAAGCGCTGTCCTGCAAGACTTGTATGCTGCTGTCAATCACCTCGTCGCTGGCAAGTGCGCTGCTAGATAGCGTAATGGCGATACCAAAAAGCAATGCGTCCGATACGCGCAGCAATTCCTCAACGACTGCACGTAAGCCGCCAAAAGTCTTGCTGCTGGCAATCGCCGTATCTTGGTTATCGTCTCTATAGTTATTCATTTATTACCCCGATAAAATGATGGGCTGACTTGTTATCCACAAGCGTTGACTCGCCCCACTGTTTGCGATTACCTGTTTCTGTTTCTTCTGATATGTTGGCATAATCAATGCTGCCAAAAACCACCTTACAAGCGTCTCTGTAAAAAATACCGCCAAAAAAATCAGGTGACGAGGTGTAATAGCTGTCGGAATGAGTGGTTACCTTAACAATGTCTGCACGTTGCATTATGTTGGCCACTAACACCTGCTTACTATCACCATAAACCGTAGTGCGGGTACTCTTAGGTACAATGCTTGGCTGCGGTGGAATACCTTGATCTGCCCAAACTACGTCAGCGGTATAGCCATACATCATTTCTGTTATATCGTAAGGGAGTCCTGATAACCATGCGCCACTGTCGGCAAAAGAGCCGCCTTGTATATTGGGGTTATGCTGCAATATCTCAGCATAAACCGGTCTGCCATACTCAGGGTAAGGGCGACCTTTCATAACACTGAGTCCACCTGAGCGCGCCCAAACAGGGTGGTAAGTCCATATCGCGTAAGAAGTTGGGTCTTGCACGCTGCCTGACTTAATAGACCAGTTTGTCGTTTTTGTATTACTGCCCTCGGTGCAAGCAAAAATACTGGCGTTCCTGAAAAAATAAGGCATTAACACACCATCTTTAATGTACGCGCCGCCAATGTTTTCTGTGGTGGTTTCTGTAGAGTAGTAACGCCATCGCATAAAAACCCCGCTCATCTGAAAATACTCAGGAAAGTAAAAGGCTGGCAAGCCATACCCCATATCCTGACCTTTAATAAGTGTTGTTCCTATACTTGGCGCTAGCGCCTTTCGGTAGTCGGTATCGCTGGTATAAAGACTGCCAGCTATTGCTCCGCTATCTGAGTACGAATACCTACTCCACTCACCTACTATCATATCCTCTTGGTAGTTATCTGTTACCAATGCTTTTAGCGGTCTGTCATCATCAAAGTAATTAACGGTTTTTAAATCATCGCCAATATAATAAGCAAAAACAATAACGTCTGATTTGGGTCTAGCATATGCATCATTCTTAGGTAAAAAATTTAATGAGATACAGCCCTTTGAGTAAGGCTCAGGCACTTTTATATGAACACCTCTATAAACATTTCCTCTGCTAATCATGGTTACGCTGCCTGAGTGGTTGGCAATCGGTGCTAGAATAAGGTTATCCCAGTAATCAACCTCTGTATCTGTAACTTTACTTGCAGACCTAAGTAGCAACTCCTTTCCTGTAGCTCTGCTTATTTTGTATTTTATGGCGTTACCAACCTGACTTCTCTCATCTATCAATTCATACAGCTTGTTCAGATAACTGGTTACTTTGTTGCGATCATTAATATCATTGAAATCGCCTGACGTTGTTGACGCTGCCCATCCAAGATTGCTTGTTACACCTAACTGCAATCTAAGTCTATATGCCATACTGTAGAACACACCATTACTATCATCTATGTCATAACAAGTATTGATTGCTTCGTCACCACGACTATTTATCGACCAACCCATCGCGCTGGAATATCCTGAATGCTGATAGAAGTCACTGGTATCACAAACCTTAATGACAACACCAGCCCTGTGCCATGCGTGAAAAGCACCCCCTACCGGAAAGCTCTCTCCGCTAGGCATTGCGCCAAAGCGATCAAGTATCTGTAGCACCTCATCATCACCAACACTCTCCATGTAATCCCTAAAGGCTGGTGCGTTGGTTGCTGGAATAATAGGCAGTGGCATAGCCCACACGCCAGCGCCATTAACTTTTATCAACCAAGGGTTGTTATTGCTATCAAAGCCAACTAAGTCGGTATTTGAGTGCTTGTAGTCGCACTGGAACTGACCAGCTCTATGAGGTAGGCCGCTGTAAGCCGGTAATCTTCGGTTGTTAATATAGGTGTCTATACGCTCTTGATACTTAATAGGTATTTTTATATTTGAACGCTCGATACTGTCGTCAGGTAGATTTCCTAAGTCCTGCCTACCATAACCACCAACAATCTGTATCAGCTCAGCCATTGCTCCTGAGTACCAGGTTGGTCTTTGCTGACCATACTGCGTATATATAACTCCATGTATAGGCTGTAGCGGTAAAAACTCATTAAACATTGGTGCGTATGGGCATGAAAACCTTACTAGCTTTACATTTCTTGGGGCATATATTCCATTGTAGTTAAATATACGCTTTCTAGTCGTTAAGGTTAAAGTCATTGGAAGCCCTTTACCTTCGGCAAGCATACCGCCTTCGCCCATAGCGCCGGAGAATAGCATCGGGATATAATTGTAAGCCATACCATCTGTTATATATAAATCCCGTTTCACCGGCTTGTGGGCGATAACTCTAAAATTACCGCCCATATCCTGTATAACAACATACCCACCATCAGGCAGATCGTAAACCATGCGAGAGCTATCTGTAAGCGCTATGTCCTTTAGATTGCTAAAGCGCCTAGCTGTAACCGAAACGAACGCTTCGTCACGGTCTGTAAGCTTACCACCAATAACATGCAAGCCATACGGTCTACCTTGGTGCATAACTCACCTATACCGTCAGGCTGATACGATAACCAATCTCATAGGTATCGCCATCTTGGAAGACGCGAGGCGCGGCATACTTACTGGCACTAATGAGCGCGCCAGCCGTACTGCCCTTGCTGCTATTGGTGAGCATGGCTGCACCTTGTACCGTTAAGCTACTAGCGGTCTTCATAGTGACTTTTGCGACGGCGGCCATATTATCAATCGAGTTGGTAGCAGTATTGGCTGGCGTCCATGTTGGTCGTGTTGCTGAGCTATAACCTTCAGTCATACTGACAATTTCGCTTGCGGTACTGGCAAAGCTGGCGGCGGTCCAGTTAGCGGCTGGCTGCGCGGCTGCTGAGAATAGTGCCAGGTGATAGCTGGCAGGTTTTGGCGCGGTGCCAAGCGCGACGTTTAAAATGTGCGCAAGGCCCTCAGTTGGGATAAGGTTTTCGGTACGTGTCCACTCGCCGCCATTGATACGGTCAAAGTATTCACCTTTGGCAGTAATACCTTGTCCGGTGGTAATACTGCCATCGTCATTGCTTATGTAGTCTTTGGCGCTTACTGCTGCTAGTAATGCGCTCGCTAAGAACGGGTTTAATGATTTATGTGATTTCACGGTTTTGTCTCCTTTGACAATTTGGTTAACCGTGATCAGTTTACCGCTGTGACAAGCCTGCGGTCGAACCTTACAGTAGTGCCGGACTGCGCACTGATATTGCTAATGCGCCCAGCTTGATACTCAATAATCTGTCCAGCACTACTGCCTGCCACATAACCATTGCTTGCCAGCCATACTGTCACTAAGCTGCCGCCTTCCGCTGCCTCACCAATATCATTACTATGAATCTGTATCGCGCTGTTTGGTACGGGTGCTTGTGCGCTCTTAATACTCACGGCCATATCATTAGGATTACTACCTTCAATAAACAGCACATGGTCCACCTGTCCGACCCACAAGCCATTATCGACCGGCTGAATAAAGGTGATACGCTGGCTGGTTTGAATAAAGCCATGGCGCTCATCGTGCAAGTGATAAGCCAGTGGTTCAGAAAAACGTATGACGTTTGCCGTAGCGGTGATTAAGCGACCACGCCAGTAGCAAAGATATTTACCGGTAGGCATGGGCGATAGGTGCGCGAACTGTGCGGCCATACCAAGTTTATGATCCTTAGTAATAGCAAAGTTAGTCGCTACTCTATCCATGGTGCCAGCCAGCTGCATATCAGTGCCGCCAATAGTGGTGGCATAGATATTTACGCCGGTCACCGTAGGGTCAAAAACCATCGGTAGAACAATATCAGCTGACTCACCAGCGCTAACATAATCAGATAGGCTGGACTCCATCGAGCCGCGCAGCCAAGATATCGCCACGCTTCTTGAATCTGACTGAGTATTCTCCACATTATCATAGGCGGTAGGTGCTGGCGGCGCATCAATCGTTAAAGGCTGGCACGTTTGACCATCGTAAGTGAATAACCCTTGCGCGCCAGCCACCACGACCAGGTTATTTAGTACGGTATGGCTTACGGTATTACTGCTACCACCGATAATCTCTAATTCCTCGTGCGTCCAGTTGCTAGTATCAACATTCACCCACATGCCATCGATTACCGCAAAAACATCCTTATGCAATGGGCTTTGCCATAGGTTCTTATATGCACTTCCTGTCACCTTACCGCCACTGGCAATCATATCGAGCTTGCCTGCTGGCGTGACATTGGCGTTCACTACATCACGCATATAAACGAATGGCTCGCGGCCACCTTGTACCATGGCCGCATCTTCTGAAGTATTATCGATACCGCGACACGGCATAAAACTTTGACTAGGCATGATAGCCTCCTTTTCTGTATTGGTCTGAGTTTCCGTCAGGACGTATAAAATGCTGACCATATTTAACGTCAGTACAACCCAATGCACTATCGTTAATTGAGATGGTCGTTATGCGCCTAGTTTCAGGTGGCGCATCTTTTCTCTTGACCGTCATTCTGCCACTAAAGTTGTTTGGGCTATACTCAGAAATAAACGCATCAAAGCCGACCGCCGTTATCCCTCGTATTCTCAGCGATATTTCTGACTGACCATAAGCTGACATATCGGTACTATCAGGAACAAAAGGCACTCGCTCACCAATCCGCAAGCCTTGCCACATATGCGGCTTATCATTAGGCTTGCTTGCACCCAGCCTCTCACTTAAAAAACCACTCGCGCTCAGCATTCTATTTTTAAAGTCTATCGTGTCGGTAGCGGAGAACAAGGTGGCAACCAAACCGCTGGGCTTAATATGCTGTGGTCCATAGTAAAAAGATTGTAGCCTTGGTATGCCCCAGCCACCGCTTCCAGTGTAAGGCTCACATACCGCATACTGGTCTGAAAACGGTATCTCAGGCACGCCCATCATGGGGCTAGGTATGCCTTTAATGCTAAGTACAACATTCTTTAAAGTCAGTTTTGCGCCAGTAGAAACGATAGACTCTCTATTATATATGGTCGCATTTAATATCTCTTTAAGGTTAGACTCTACGGACGGCGTGCCAACACCTTTTATTGGGCGCGAGGCTTCGTAGCTCAGGTAATCGACCATATGCAAGCCGCGCAATTCGTGGTTATCAATCGCTTGCCTTGGCGCTTCTACTACAGAGTAGATAGTATGTGGTGATAACCTTGGCTTACCAAACACTATCTGCGAGTCTATCTTTTCCTTTTCTTTGTTATATATATCAACACCAAGCGCGATACCTTGCTTACTATTAATAATTTTATTATTACCAAAAAGTAACTCGTGATAGCCTGGCGTCACAAATATTGAGTTAGCAGTAAGCGATGGCGTACCAACCTTGACAGGGCTTGTAATAGACGTTGGGAATATACTATTAGATTGCACCCTATGCTTCTGATTGTTATTCGGCTGCTCAATACCAAAGCCATCACGGTATACTTCTGCGTTGTAATCAAACCATACATCAAGCGATATGACTTGCGTACCGTAGGCTGGCACGCCAGTCTTAGTAACAACTGGTCGGCTGTTAATAATAAGGCTATGCCAGCCCATCACGCTAATCTGTCTTTTACTGTCTGCTGCTTGTGGCTTGCCAAACAACTGAGTATCGCTACCAACTGCCGTCACATCGCGCCACTGCGTCCGAACTGCTGGCGTGCCATATTCTTCGCTATTATGACCGAATGTGGGTATTTCAGGCGTGACATTCTTTAGTGCTGCATAACCAATACGATCAGTACGCGCCCAGCGCGGCTTTAACTCTCTAAGGTGTATCGATAGTGATGGCGAGCCGTAGGTTGCTGTCTCATAACCGTTAAAGCTGACATACCTAGTGTGGAGGTCAACGGTTGGTAGGTTTATTTGTGGCGGTCCTATTGAGTAGCGCGTTTCAATATCGATAAAACGTATTCTATCCGCAATCATAGGCACGCCATACTCAGCACTATCTATCGCACCTATCCATTGATAGTAGCGCCTATTACTTTCTAGCAAAGGATTGCCATATAAAGCGCAGTCTGCTGCTACAGGCGCGATCACTCGCGCATTGTTATACACCACGCCCCATGTGCTTATAAGCGGCGCTTCTATACCCTCGGTTTTTAGCGCTCGTATAGAATGAGTAATCATTGATTTTTTGTTATTGGTTGGCGGTATCACGCCAGCTGGTAGTAGTGGGCGCGCGCCGTTCTCGATAGAGCTATAACCATAGCGCGTGGCTGGCAAGCCGATTGCACCAATAGTCTTATCTCTATTTTCTATTAGTGTCCAACCCTCCATGACTGGTGGATTAAGACCACTGTTTACATCATAGTCCTGCTGGATATGCTGGGTTAGGTTGTAGATACCAACATAACCCCATCTGTCAGCCAGTCGTTGTCCTGCGGTAACAAACCCCCGCGGCTGCAAGTAATTGATATACAAGCCAGCGGTGGTCTGCCCAAAGGGATTGATGAAGCCTAGTGGGTAGATATTGGTTGCTTCGGGTATGATGCGCGTACCATAGCTTGACGCATCAAAACCAATAGCAGTAATATTTTGGTGTCTGCCTACAAAGTGATTGCTGGCAAGGTCTTGGTATATTGACGCTGGCGCTGCGTACTGAATACCATAAGATACTCTGTGACCGTAACCATATTGAGCTGCTGAATAACCTAATCCTAAAACCTCACGAACACCATGCGTTACCACTGGTCGGCTCACCACCTCTTGATAGATACCGCTTGGCTTGGCATAACGGTATCTAAACCAAACGGTCGGCTCGCTAAAGCGGTGCATCTCCTTACCAATAAAGGCGATACTGCGGTTCTTGCACCATACTGTTTGAGCGCCTATTGAGAGCGAGTCACCACCAAATGCTTTTAGCTCAGGGGTTTTGGTTAGTATGGGCTTACCAAGTGCCAGTAAATCAAAACCGGTAACATTAATACGGCGTATCTTATAACTGACACTTGGCTTACTAACTTCGCTTGGCGCTATGCCGTCCACGAATAATGACGGTGTTTTATTTCTTATCTCTGCGACCGGTACAAGCTGGCTGTCGATACCTGCCAGCTTGATGTACCGTCTGTTGCTCTCTATGTTTATATAGTCTGATATTGGTGGCTCAGTGATACCATCAACATAAACAAACGCACTCTTGTTAATAGCCCTTGTGTCACCAAAGATACCAGTTTCCACCAATGACGGTACTTGCACCTCTTGCGCTGGGTCAAACACGACTGGATAGCCCGACTCAAAAGCACTGATACCATTTGGCGCTAGCGGTCTTGTGTGATACCAAACAGTAGTATCACCATAAGCTGACCAGTCCTCGCCCATAGGCATAGGACTACGCTGCATATTAACGCTGCCGAACAACACAGCGTTAAAGCCTTTAGCGTAAACAGTTAAAGGGTAGACGTTTGGCGCTGGCGTGTATGGCGCTGGCACGCCAGCTGGCTTTATGTCTTGATTGGCAGTGGTGTTTTTTAGTAGTGTTGTGCCAAAGGTATTAGATGGTATGCCCGATAGATTTAGATAGCGCACACCACCTTGTAGGTATATCAGCCCGAAGTCTAGCGGCTTAATGCCGCTGACTTGGGTGAATGTTAGGTAGTTGTAAATAGTGCTATTGTTAAAAGACTCAGATAAAAAGCCACTTACCTTAATCTGTACTGCTTTATTGCGTATGCTTGGCTGGTTATCAAAGTTTGGAGGGTAGATACCCCTTGCGTCAATAAATACGCTGTTGCCGCGCACACTAGGGAAGCCTAGTAGTAATGGCTCTATACCCACTGGGAGTATAGTGTGGTCGGTGGTTTGCGCTTCACCAAAATCAAAGTTAGCGTTAGGCTTTAACCACTCACCAGTAAAATCAAAGTTAGCATTAGGTATGTATGGCTTAGGTGCGCCATCACCTGAGCCGAAGTCTATGTTGGCACTTGGCTCAGATAGAACGCCCTTAAAGTCTATATTGCTGTCTGCTTTGTAGTCGCTCACTATCTACCCTTAATTATTAGCTTTAAGGCTGGGCGGCTTCATCATAATTGCCCTGCAATAAGTCTTGCACCTGTGCTGGATATTGCTTAACACCGCCTGACTCGTCTATTGATACCGCATAGTATTTATAGCTCTTATTTATCTTGGTGAAGCTATACTTGCCGTCAATACCTGACCACACACTAGCGACTACAACACCTGTGGGTCTAGCGTGCAAATTAACCCTGCGCCTGACAGGGTTGCCTTGTTCTCGAACAAGCCCTGATATACTACCAGTGCCCTTGTATTTATTGGATACGATACCTGACGGCACTGGCACAACACTATTAATAACAACCTTGCCAGCAAATACCTTAAACATATGAGATGCCATACTACCCTCCTACATAAAAAGCGTAGTAACCATACCTTTCGGTAGGTCCTTGATTTTGCGCTACACTAACAAGTAGTAGATCATCAACAATAGTTCCGTTATAGGTGTTTCCTATTATTTTGTTTTCGATGAACGCTATGCTTGGTAGCATTCCATATATTTGGGGACTATCGCTTTTTGCGACACGAATTGGCACAGTAAACAGTGCGTTTCCGTTGGCATTTGGGTAATTTATCTCGCCATCGCCAGAAGTAAAGCTCCCTGATATTGGGCAACTTTTTACTGATAACTTTTCATTTTTAAGCACGCCATCTTTAACAATCCATGCTGATATTGATTGGAAGCTACCGTCCGACCATACCTGTGCGCCTAACTCGCCAATATCCCGCATTTCAGTATCGCTATAATTATAACTAGCCATTAGAAAGGTTTTATCTCGCGCGTCATCGTACAAGCCCACATACTCGCCAAAAGCATAAACATCACAAATAGGTAGCGACCTAACCCTTATATCATCGCACCAACCAACTATAAAATAAAAGAAGTCAGCATTGCCAATAATCGTCCACATCGAAGTTGAGTTGTTTACACTGTCACTAGCATTTCTACCTCTCTTTTGATACCAGTGCATAACACCATTTGGGATTGAGCCATTTCCATTGTCTTTATCGGACATAGGTGCTATCTGCTCTCCTAAAACCTGCATATCCCCACAAACCCTCACACTGGCACGTTTTGTTCCCCATAGTGGATTTGAGTTATACCCTGATACGCTTGGGTGTTCCATATCAAGATACAGTACACGCTTTGCGCTGGTTGGTGACAGACTGCGGTAAGCGCGTTTAAGTGGGTCGGTTTTACCAAAGATAGACTCCCAACCTAAAGGAGATACTTTGACGATAATAGTGCCAGCAATACTGGTAACAGCTGGCGTGTAAATGGTAATAGTGGTGGCTGTGAGTGATTTAATTTTATGCAAGCCATTTAACAACGGGTCAACAGCACCGCTGATAAACACTTTCTGCCGACTTAAATACCCATGCCCCACACCAAAATCAATAGTTGTTTCGTCAAGGTCTTTGGTTACACTGGTTGCCGTAGCTTCACCAAAGCCATCTACCGCGCAAGCATCTAGCACCTTTAGCATATCGCCATTAGATCTGCCCATCATCTGCGGTGCGCCTTGCTGTGACGATGAAAACCACGTTACATCATCAGGCATTGTTTCTACAAACATTCGATTAGCTCCCCTCTAGGTGTTTCATTGAGCCAATAACCCTTAGCTTTATGCCACTCTGCGTATTTATTATAAAAAACATTATCACCCAGCGCTTCTCTGCGACCTTGCACCCACTGATCTATGTCTTGCTGGCTGGTTAATCGTACTTCCTCGTCAGCAAACATCTGAAAGGGTGGTAGTTGCGATAAGTATCGCCAGTCCGTCGGCTTTAACAACTGCTCGCTTGGTATCTCTTTTGCTTCAAACGCCTCAAAGCCTGACACACCGACCATAATGGTTGGTGGTTTTTTCTTGCTTGTTTTTTTTGGTTTTTCTAAATCAGTCATCGTTTAATTCCTTTGAGTGGAATACCTATAGTTTCGTGGATAGCAACAGATACCTTCTTTCGTGTCTCGATATCCATATTCGATATCAGGCTGTGATCCATGATCGAGTTGATAACATCGTAATATCTTTGACCTACTGGCTGTGTCTTTTCTTGCTTACCACACAACTCAAGGTTCTCTATACGGTTGTCTTGGCGGTTACCGTTGATGTGATGGATAACCTCACTCCGCCTTAGTTGTCGCCCTAAATATTCACTCATGACATATCTATGCTCTAGTACATAACCACCGCGCCCAGTCATCGGGTGCTCTCGACCTACCAGCAATTGCACATAACCTTGATCGGTTAGCTTGCGACCATCTTTATAGTTTGGGTTATCTTCACCGAACTGTCTGTTAGATTGCGACTTATTGGAACACTCACGCGAACAGTTTTTAGTGTACTTCTTATTGAAGGTCACAAACTCCTTTTCGCATGTATCGCATATAGCACAACCATCAGGATAGTCACCATCTGCATTAGGTGTTAATACAAGCTTATTATATGGCAAGTCTAAGAACTGGCAGACCATTAACTGATACTTAGGTGATGGTTGCTTTTCACCTCTAAGCCAACACCTAACTGTATCGCCTTTTATACCTAGCTGGCTAGCCAGCCAGTTAGCAGTCTTACCGCTACTTTCTAATGATTGTGATACGCTGAGTATAAACCCCTCGATATCTCGCTTCTCAAAAAGACCTTTACGGCAAGACTCTCTAACCTCTTTCATGAATAGATTGGCCATAACATGCTCCAGTTAATGTATATTTAAGATTACATTATAGCCTTTGTTTTATATAACGGGAAATCTAAACTTTGAATATTTTATTTGTCCCATTATCCCATGTAACGATAATCATTATTATTCGCAAGTGTTCGCAACTTCACTTACCGCCTGTTGGCTGCTACGACTCTCGCCATAGATTAGACTATATCATCACCCTACATTGTAGGGGCTTAGCGCTTCCACTCACTTGAGTGTACTCTACTCGGTTCTAGCAACTTGCCAGCCTTTCGATAGTCGTTGAACACTTGCCATATCATATTTCACAATATTACTTAGGCAGATAGCTGCTGATTTTCTCTATTCATACACTTTTCAAACATTCGCGCTTATCATTTCTAATCACGCTGTAGTGGTATGACCTAACAAGACGTCCCAGCAATTCACTAAGTTTTCGGTGACCATATCGTTAATCACCGCCGTTTGGTGTGATTGGTCAGTTAAGCCAAACGGATAGTACGCATCGCTGCGCAAAGGCTCGCCAATAAGCCAGTAGCGGTATCAATCCAAGCGATAAGCGGTGACGTACTTTCTGTTCCGCTATCTTTGTAAATTAAGATAGCTTCAATGCTTGCACCAGTGACCGTAGCAAACGTAACGTCTGCTGCGTCTGCTGCGCCACCAGCGGTAGATTTTGCAGTCAGTGTTACTGGTCCTGCAATACGTGCTGACGATGATACGTCAGATAGGTACTCGTGCGTATTGGTCTGCGGCGTATAGGCACCAGTGTCAATCAAATAAACTTTGATGGTGTCAGTAAGCCAGTTGACTTGCGCCTCTAAAAAACGCTTTCGTGCTGGGTCAAACAACGTATTAGCCATAAGGCTGTCTCCTGTATTAAATTAAACCCAAAATGGCTTGACCACATGGGGTACGTCTTCGCGTGTGATACGTCTAAGGTCTGAATCAGGACGTTGACCGAAGTAATCGGTAAACTCCTGCTCAGCCAAAGCGGATCTGTTCATATCAAAAACTTCGGAATCTGGAATGCCAAAGCCTTTATGTAGCGCCCATTGAATAAGGTACTCGTGGTGAATGATGTTAATCTCAGGTCTATCAGTATCGAGCACCATTGGCACCAGTGGGGTGCGATAACCTTCAAGCGCTATCTCGCCAGCCACATTAGGCGCTGGCACGAGGCGAATGTTGGTGTCGTGCTGAATAGCATACTCAGGCGTGCCATTGTCTCTTGTGCGCCAGTCATGCCATATGTCGCTCATATCCTCTTGTGATATCAATGACAGCGCATCGACTGTGCGTGTCTGTAGGTCGTCATTTACCCAGCAGATAGAGTCAATCTCATACATTGATTCATGCAGCGCATAGATAGATACGTTTGGCACAGTAGCGATAGTGCAAACGCCATCGGTCGTAGAGTCATGAATCAAGCGCCCACGAATAGCCGCCTCTTTGACTGCATCGTTTAGCCAATCGGTAATGTCTTGGTCAGCGAATAGATACGGCTGTTCGTTATCAAACGCTGCGACGCGGAATCTGCGTATCAATTCAGACAAAATCATTACGGTGCTCCAAACTGGTCAATCATGG